CGCAGCCGCAGCCGCAGCCGCAGCCGCAGCCGCAGCCGCAGCCGCAGCCGCAGCCGCAGCCGCAGCCGCAGCCGCAGCCGCAGCCGCAGCCGCAGCCGCAGCCGCAGCCGCAGCCGCAGCCGCAGCCCCAGCCCCAGCCCCAGCCGCAGCCCGCTCCGCAGTTCGCTCCTGTGACCGTCACCGATGAGATGGTGCAGCAGGCGTTCGCCGGCTTGAGCCAGAAGTACGGGCAGCCCGAGGCACAGCGGATCATGGTGGAAGTCACGCAGTCAACCGGGGTGAAGTTCTTCCACGAGATGAGCCCCGAGCAGAAGGCAACCTTCTACGCGAGACTGCAACAGTACCTGGGGTGACCTGATGCCAGATCATACCGAAATCAGCCCTTCGGGGCTCTCTCGGGTCCTGGCCTGCGCCGGGAGCGTGGCGGCGCAAGCCGCCGTGCCCCCAGAAGAGAGACCAGGGGATTCTCCTCAATCTACCCAAGGCACCCGGCGCCATACGCTCGCGGCGTACCGGTTTGACAATCCGGACAAGCCGAACCCGACCGAGGTAGACGGCCATCAGATCACTGGAGAGGACGTGTTCGCCCTCAACGAGGTCTGGCCCTACGTCCGCGACCATCCGGCTTATGTCGGGCACCGGGCAGGCAAGCCTGGCTTCCTCGCCGTCTCTGAAAAAAAGCTGGAGATCGGCAAGTGTATCGGGCTCGATCCAGGGATCATCACCGGAACAATTGACCTTGGGTTTGTTTCCCCGGGTGTCGTCGAGGTGGCTGATTGGAAGTTCGGTTACTTTCCCGTGGACCCCGATTCATGGCAACTCAAGGCATACGCTCTCGGGTTCATGCGGTCCTTGGTTGACGAAAGCACCGGGTTATTCCTTCCGGAGTACGCTCAGGTCAGAAACCTTAAGCTCACAATCCTGCAGCCCACGGACTCCGTCAAGGTGAAGACGGTCGAGTTCGACATCTTCCGCGCGTCTAAGGAATGGATGCAGGCGATCAAGGACGGCGTCAAGCGCGCACTCCAGCCGGGGGCGCCGCGGCACGCCGGAAGCCACTGCAAGTTCTGTGCAGCCGCGGAGACCTTCCGCTGCGATACCTACCTAAGATCGATCGGAGATGGGCTCCAGGGCTCTAACACGTCGGTCCCGGTCACCTCTGGAGGACAACCTGTGATTATGGCAAAACCTGACGTGAGAGAAATCTCGCACGTCGATCTCATCGACGATGTGGTCAACACCAAGCTCACCCGCAACCCCGAGGACCTGAGCCTCGATGAGATCGGCCGGCTACTCGACCAAGAGGGCCTCGTGGTCGGATTCTTCAAGAATCTGCGCCAGCATGCACAGAAGTTGCGAGAGGGCGGCCAGCGCATCCCTGGCTGGAAGCTGGTCCACGGCAAAGGCTCCCGGGAGTGGATCCCCGACGAGAAGGAAATTGTTACCGAGTTCAAGAAGTGGCAGCTAAAAAAGGCCGAGTATTACCCGGATATCTTGATCAGCCCGGCGCAGGCCGAGAAGCTGCCGAAAATCGTCAACTCCAAGACGTACAGCAAGCGCTTGGCTGAGATGGTCAGGAAGAAGGAAGGGAAACCGACGCTTGTTCCAGAGGAGGACCCGCGGCCTGAAATCCGGGATGTCACCCAGATGTTCGAAGATGAAACCGAGCCTGAGGGACCGACCCTCGCGCCAAACGAAGGCGTCATCCTGATGCCTTGGGAGATGTGAAGATGGGAAACCCTGTCAAAGTACGAAACGCGATTATCTGCTATCCCCACTTGTTCCAGAAGCATGCGCCTCCTGGGACAGACCGCCACACCTACAGCGCGGAATTGCTCCTGGATCCTGTGGCCAATGCGGACGCCGTGGCGGAAATCCAGGCCGCGTTCCAGAAGACCGCCATGGAAGCCGGCAAGGGCGCCATGCTCCAGTACCTGAAAAGCCCACTGAAGAACGGCAGCAAGCTCAACGAGGAGCGGGCAGCGAAAGGCCAGACCCCGCGGCCCGAGCTTGCCGGGAAGTACGTGATCCGTGCATCCGACCCGAACAACGCCCCGGGGGTGTGTAAGCGTGACGGCCGGACCCCGATCTTCGAGACCCAGTCCTCGGAGCTTTTCGGCGGGTGCCTGGTAACCGCCTACATCGATCTTTATTGGTCCGGCAACGCCAGCAACCCCGGCGTATTCTGCGGGCTCAAGGGAATCCAGCTCATGGACAACAACCGTGAGCCTATCGGAGGCGGAAAGCTGGCCCTCGAAACGATGTTCGACGACGAGGGGCCGGCCCCCGCGCCGATCGAGAACGCACCCAACCCCGGCGCGGCGTTCCCCGGAGCGTTGCCGGTGGCCGGGCCTCCGGCGGACTCCGGGAAGAGCTGGGCTCCGTGGGTTCCTGGGGCTCCTCCTTCCCAGGGGGGAATGACGGTGTCCGGGCCTCCGGCGGACCCAGCTCCCGCCGGTAAGATGCCGTGGGAGTGAGAGTGAGAGTCCACCTGGACTTTGAGACGCGATGCGAGCTTGACCTCAAGGAGGTCGGGCTCCGTCGCTACGTCTCTCACCCCTCGTTTGCGATCCTGATGACGGCCTTGGCCTTAGATGAGGACCCCGTACGGTGGTACGTAGGTCTCCCCGGTCTCCCTTGGAGAAGACTGGCCGACGAATACCACGCCTTCAACGCCCCATTCGAACGGGCTTGCCTGTCCCGTTGCGGGATCGATATCCCGGTCGAACGGTGGAGATGCACCATGGTTCACGCCTACTCACGCGGGTTCTCCGGGGGCCTGGCTAACGTTGGCAAGCAGATCGGGCTCCCACAAGACAAGCAGAAGCTGGCCCGAGGGTCTCGGCTGATCGCAAAGTTCTGCAAGCCCCGGCGCCCGAGCAAGGACAACCCCGATCGGTTCTGGACCATGGAGACGGCACCGGACGACTGGGAAGAATTCCGCGAGTACAACCGCCAGGATGTTGTTGCCGAACGGGAGATCGCCCGCCGGCTTTCAGCACACCCCCTGACCGAGGGGGAGCTTGACCTCTGGTACTGGGACCAACGCATCAACGCCAACGGGCTCCCACTGGATGTGGAGTTCGTGCGGTCGGCCGCCGAGCTGGATAAGTACTACCGGGCTCAGTACCTGGACGAAATGAAACAGATCACCGGGCTGGAGAACCCGAACAGCCGAGACCAGCTTCTGGCCTGGGCTCAGGAGCGAGGGTATCCACACAGTGATCTCACCGCGGGATCGATCGACTCCTTTCTTGCTGAAAACTAGTTGCTTGTTTCCTGCTAACAAGTTACTATGTATTTCACGGATATTCAAAAGTGTGACGACAACGAGACCGACATGCCAATACGAATAGACGGGTTTAAGTGCTCGAAATGCATGGCAATCTACACGAACGAAGTGTCAGCGGAAGAATGTGAGCAAGGCCATAGGGAGCCAACAAAGATCGTGGAAAAGATTTACCGCTCTCCGAGCTCGGCATATCCGGACGAGATCACGTACCGATTTACCGAGCCAGACAGGGTATCGGATGTGACCTACTACCGGGATAGATGACCCACCAACCAGAAATTGTTGAGAGAAACCATGAAAGTCATCCACGTATCTGAAGAGACGCTGAAGCAATGGCTGCAACTCGCGGAGAGAGATTGGCGGATAGCAGACAGTCACACGGGGGTTACAGAGGGCGGATTAGAAGGCGCAATAGAACGAGGGAGTAAAGACACAAAACACATACGTGAAATGCGAGAATTGATCAAGACGTGTGCCCCATAAACCAACAGACCGGAAAGAGCCACCTAAAGAGAATGAGTTCACATCCCCCGATCGAACTACTCCGAAGAACCGAGTAAGCAGATGAAGACAGAGCCAACAACATAGACCGAGCGATAACTGAGGAAACAGCGATGAACGAAAACACCGAACTCGACGGCTTCGAAGCCCTCGACATCCCCGTCAAGAAACTGTCGAAAGATCTTCTAAAAGGTCTCAGGCAGAAGGGTGGCGGGGTAACCGACAACGAAGCGAGGTTCCTCGTGGATCTGTACTACAGCATGCAGAAGCAGCGGATCCACGTCAGCAACCAGGTCTCGGCCTTGCAGCGAGACGAGAAGAAGACCGGGGTCGACGCAGAGCCTCACGAGGCGATCAAGTGGATCCTGGAGCAGGCCAAGGCCCTTGAAAGCGAGGTAGCGAAGACCCTCGCGGCATACACCATGGTTCATCCCATGGCATGGTTCTTCGACCAGACCATGGGGATTGGCCCGATCCTCGCAGCCGGGCTGCTGGCACACATCGATATTCGCAAGGCCCCGACCGCAGGCCATATCATAAATTTCGCTGGTCTGAACCCAAAGCAGCGATGGGTCGGGAAGGAAGGTGCAAAGAAGCTGTGGGCTGAGGTCAAGACTCCAAGCCGTGGGTACGTGGAGGCCCTCTCGCTTGCCGCGCAAGAGATCGGCGTAAACCCTACGAACCTCATCCGATCGGCTTCTACCGGCAAGGACGGGGAAGAAAAGGACTTCACCGACACCGGTTGCATCGCCGCCCTTGCGAAGAAGCCCTTCAATGGGGCGTTGAAAACCCTGTTCTGGAAGATCGGGGAAAGCTTCGTCAAGGTGGCCAACAAGGAGAATGGATTCTACGGCCACCTGTATGCGAAGCGTAAGGTCGAAGAGTGGAATCGGAATTTCTCCGGGGCGTATGCGGAGATCGCCAAGGAGAAGCTGGCGACCGTGAAGATCGGGAAGGATACCGACGCCTACGCTTGGTATTCGGGACAGGTTGACCCGGCTGCCGCTAGGGCTAAGTATAAGCTCGGGGAGCCGATGGTCTTGAGCGATATCGTCAGCGCCTTCGGGGTTCCCATGCTTCCGCCGGCGCACATCCACTCACGGGCGAAGCGGTACGCGGTGAAGATGTTCATCTCCCACCTTCAGGAATGCTGGTGGCGCCAGGAGATGAAATCAGAGCCCCCGGCTCCGTATGTCTTTGCGCATGCGGGTGAGGCCCACGCGCATTACATCCCGCCTCCCCAGAAGCCTGAGTAATACACCGGTTGGCAAGACCGTCTAGCCTCGATGATTGACAGAACTAATATCGGCGAACGAGTTACCCGCTTTGAAAGAACCATGGCCGATGAACGAGCCCTCTCGACTGACAGAACCATGGCAAATGAACGAGTCACGACACTTGAAAGACCTATCGAGGTAAAGCGAACCTAGCTGTCGGATACTCCATCATTCATGAATGAGCAACCGTATACGAGAGAACCCTGACTCGCAAACGAGCGATTGACGGCCGATAGAACGACGACAGCTTAGCGAACCATGTACTCCGATATATCCATTAGAAATGAGTGAGTCACAACACAAGACAGACCCCTAGTTGGAAAGCGAGCCGCCAGATGAGATAGAACCATGACCATCAAACGTTTCCCAACCATCGTCCCGTTACCGAGGAAAGCCTTTATGAACGACCATTTCACCTTTCGATCTTACTCCAAAGAGTCACGGTTGCGCCGTCTCCGGGAAGGTCTCGCCCGCCTAGCGGTTTGGGGCTTCATCGGCGTCCTTAGCGTAGGATTCTGGATCCTCGTTTACGTCCTGGTAGGGAACCTCGTACTGGGGTAGCAAGTGACCGATGACCTTATCCGCGCCCTCCGGCTCCGGAGGGCCGTCTCCCAAGCCGCGACGAAAAAGTACGCGGCCCTGATCGAGCGCCAGGTAGACGGGCGGATCTACGACAATGTGCAGTACCGCGGGGCCCAGCGCACCGGCCGCTGGTCCGGTCGCGGGTTCCAACTCCAGAACCTGAAGCGTCCTGCCCCCGGCACGCTCCCCTGGGTCGTCGCTGAGGCCGCCAAGAGCCCCTACCTGTATAACCTCCTCTATGGTGGGGACCATGCCCTGGAGACCCTCGGAGGGGCCATCCGTGGCGCCGTGCATGCGTCCCCGGGAAAGCTCCTCGTGGTATCGGATCTGTCGAACATAGAGCCCCGCCGACTGGCCCACATCACGCAGGATCCGGCCCTGCTACGGATATTCCGTCAAGGGATGGACTGCTACAAAGCGTTCGCCGGACCTTGGCTTGGGATCCCCTACAACGATGTTGATAAGCAGACGCGGAACGACTGCAAGCCCCCGTTTCTTGGGTGTGGTTATGGTCTCGGGGAGGTCGGCCTCGAAAGTTATGCCTATAGCATGGGAATCGATCTCGATGCGGATGCTTGTTCATCCGCCGTATCGGCCTTCCGCAGAACTTATTCCGGCGTGAAGCGGTATTGGAAGCGTACGGAAGCCGACTGCAAGATGGCGATCCTGACCGGGGGCCGACATGGCAAATGGGAGCGAGAGGGGGAGTTCGTAACCCTGCGGCTGGACAGTGGCCGGAAACTCTACTACTTCAACCCGTCGGTTGAGGACGGGGAGATCCGGTATTGGGGCAGGTACCAGGACACCACCAACTGGGCGCATCTTTACACCTGGGGTGGGAAGTTGCTGGAGAACGAGGACCAGGCTCTGGCATGCGATGATCTCGCCTATGGGATGCGACTCTACACCGAGCACGGTGGGACCATCGTCGGCCATATCCACGACGAGGCTATCGCCGAAGAAGATGAGGCCAACGCGGAGCAGGCCCTTGAGCTTCTCAACTGGTGCCTCACGCAACCCCCTCCGTGGGGCTGCAGCGTTCCCCTCGAAGCCGAGGGGTACATCAGCCCGGGGTACAAGAAGGGCTAGGACCCCTCCGGTCTGATCCCGGACCTCCGGGTAAGCTCCTCCTCTACCAGCACCTCGAACTCCCGCGAGAGAGCCCGTTTGTCTTCCTTCGCGAATCGGTCCAGAAGTTCCTTCGCCCTGGGGGAGACCCGGAGGAAGAGTTGCTTGTATTCAGTTGCCATGGTTGCTCCCCTACAGTTCGTAGCGTTTTACTTTCGGCTTGGAGGCGGTGAACATGATTACCGTTTCCATCACAAACGCGCGTCCCCCATGCTCTGAAACTATTTCAGCGGCTTTCTCCTCCGCGTTGCCTTTTCGCGTAAACAACCAGTCATCCGTCGAAGGGCCTTCGCTCCAGTAAACAAGCCAAAATTTACGCAGCTTTTTCATTTCTTCTCTCCAGACAGTCTTGATGTTAGCCTACCTTAAGCGTTAGTATACCAACTCTGATATCACGATGCTACATGAGGAAACATGAAATGAGATATCTAGTCCTGCTTTTTGCGCTGTTCCCCGGACTCTCCGGGGCCTCGTCCTTTCTGCACCAGTACACCAAGGGCTACAACAACGGCGACCCGACCTCGGTCTATTTCAAGCCGGTGCGCGACTACTGGGAGGCGTCCGGCCGGCGCGGGAAGCTGCGCCTGTTCGACACCAAGTGCAACCTGAACAAGTGCCTATCTGGTTACGTGCTCACCGACCGAGGCAAGGTCAGGGACGAGGGTTGGCTGCTCTCCGAGGAACGGGACGGGCGCCTGGTGACCATGCTCGACAATCACGGGACCCCGACGTTCTCCTGGGGGCCGGAAGCCGGGCAACTGGCGGATAGCGCGACAACCGCGGTCAGTGTCGGGCTGCTTGGGTTCGTTGAAGCCAACCCCCTCGGGGCCGGCGGTGCCGGCGCGGCGAAGATCATAGGGATCTCAGACCTTCGGTCAGGGTCCCTCAAGCACTGCATGGCCAACGCGAGCTGGTACAAGCAGCTCGGGTATGGCGCGGCCACCTGGAACGGGGGACTCGTGGGGTTCGCCCTAGTAGACCCTGAGCCGGTCTCGAAGGCGGTCCTCGGGGTCCTCGCCGCGGGGGCCGTAGCCGTGGCCGCGGGCACTGAGATGACGGAGGACGAGAAGTTCTGGACCTGTGCCCGGTACGCGATGGAGACCGAGCTGCAGGACGTAACCAAGAGCCACTTCATTTACTGAGGAAGTCTGAAATGGGCAACCCCGATTTTATCTATTCTCGTGATGGAGACGAGTTCCGCGTGTACAAAGTGGCAGGCGTAACGTGCATAGAGAGTGCCCCAGTCATTACGGTCGATCTCAATTTATGGGGCGACGAGCGAGAAAACATCTCTGAACAATTGAAAGCGGACGTGGCACAAGCCCTACGTTTTTTGGCGGACCAGCTCGACGGGGAGGGCTGAGCGATGGAGAGAGACGAAAAACTCTTACGCTCCATGGTGTCCGAGTTGGTCAGCCTCCAGGTGCTGGCCCTACAACTCGGCACCGGAGACCAGACACTCAAGCTGCTTGGCGGGGCTGTCAGCCATAGCGCCCTAGTTTTTACCAAGGCACTTGAGCTACTCGCCGACGAGATGGGGGTGTCGGAAGACGCCACCTTGAAGATGGTCGATGACGAACGTGAAAAGCGCATGGCTTCTCTGCGAAACGCGGTCTGTGACGCACCCAGCCCTACCGTGAAACTCGATGGCTGATTTCTGGGGGGACAGCACGGGGCTTCCGCCCCCCGCTACCCGGAAAGAACGGGAGCGGAAGCCCCGGGAGGCGACCATCGAGGCGAAGATCTGCGCTTATGCTCGAAATGCCGGGTGGCTCGTCTACAAGTTCAAGAGCGAAAATAAACGCGATGTGCCTGACCGGGAGTTCATTCGCAACGGGCGAGTCGTGTTCCTCGAAATAAAGCAACCGGGGAAACGACCAACGTCTGGGCAGTACCGAGAACTTAAAAAGTTGAATGATGCTGGAGTGGAGGCAACTTGGGTAGACAACCTTGAGGACGCGATCCGGGTACTCCAATCGTAGAGGAAACAACGATGACCGATGAACAAACCGAGCGGCTTAAAAAAGAATGCCAACGTCTTCGCGATGAACTCATGGATGGATACGGCGAAAGTGTGTTTTACCACGAGCTTAAACCAGCCCCGAGAGTAGGGAATTCTCGGTTTTCTTTATTGAGAACGAAGCTGGACCTAGATATACGGAGAAACATACGTCACAAAGACAACGACCATAGCCTGTACGAGGAGGACGTAGGTTCAAATGAATACCGCAACGAGATGGATCTTATAGCCGAGATGTTACGGTTATTCGGGGGTAAGGAGTGGGAGTTCCTTCGGGCCTGAGACATGCTCTCTAACCATAGAGGAAACAACGATGACTAAAGAACAAGCTAAACGACTAAAAGAGGAATGCCAGCGCCTTCGTGATAAACTCAAGGAGACCTTCGGGGAAGAGGTTTTTTTGCATAGAACCTTCAAAATAGCCCGCGAGAGTGACCTTCGATACTCCGTAGTACAAACGTCTCTTGAAGTATTCTCCAGAAAAAGGGTTTGCTTTGAACGCGACGAATGCGCCCCGAGCGACGAAAATATTAACATAGGGAAACACCACAGTGAGATGGCTCTTATGGAGGAGATGTTACGGTTATTCGGGGGAAAGGAATGGGAGTTCCTGCGGGGCTGAGCCATGCTCTCGGAGGCTGATTTTTATTCCTATCAGCACCGGGGGGTTGACCACATAATAGGTCACCCTAACTGCATGGTCTGGGCTGACATGGGGCTCGGTAAGACGATCATGCTGTTGACCGCGTTCCTTCGGCTTCGGGCCGCCTGGGCCGTCTCCGCGCTACTGATCATTGCGCCTAAGCGCATCATCCAATCAGTCTGGAGACAGGAGGCCAAGAAGTGGGAGCACACCAAGCACCTCCGGTTCTCCCTGATCCACGGGAATCGAGTCTCCAGGGTCGCGGCCCTTCGGCGCCGCGCCGACATCTACCTGGTGAACCCCGAGAATCTCCAGTGGCTGGTCACGGAGATCAACCACCGTTGGCTACGACGGAAGCTCTACCCCCCGTTCTCCATGGTGGCCTACGACGAGATTACCAGGTTGAAGAATGCCCGCATGCCGAACGTCGCCGGGGGTAGCGTCAATGCGAAGGCGTGGGTGTCCGTTGCCAAGTATTTCAGCCGCCGGGCAGGACTCACCGGCGAGCCGGCAACCAACGGCTACGCGGATCTGTTCGGTCAATACCTTGTGGTAGATGGTGGCCAGCGCCTGGGCACCGCCGTGACCCAGTACCGCGAACGGTTCCTCGCGCCGAGCGGGTATCAAGGCCGGAGCTGGATCGCTACGCGGACAGGGCGACAACAGATCCAGGACCGTATTGCGGACATCACCTTGTCCCTGTCCGCCAAAGACTACCTCGACCTCCCACCGGTCGTGGACAACGTAATCTGGGTTGACCTGCCACCATCCGCCAGGAAGATCTATGACCAGGTCGAAGAGCTGTTCTTCGCCGAGCTGGATTCCGGGTCTACACTCGAAGTCGATTTCGCGGCAGCAAAATTCAACAAGCTGATCCAGATTGCCTCGGGCGCCGTGTACTTGACCACGGGCGGACCCTGGGAAGAGATCCATCGAGAGAAGCTTGAGGCCCTCCAGGACCTCCTAGAGGAGTCAGGAGGGCGCCCGGTGCTCTGCGGGTATACTTACCGCCACGAAGCCCAGCGGATCGCCGCAGCGTTCCCTGAGAAGCCACAAGAGCACTCCGGCGCGACCTTCTTGTCGAGCAAGCTCGGGGAGCGGGCTCTTGACGACGTGATCCGCCGCTGGGACGCCGATGAGATCCCGCTCCTATGCGGGCATCCGAAGAGCATGGGCCACGGGCTCAACCTGCAGGGGTCAAGCGCCCGGGCTGTCGTGTGGTTCTCCTTGCCCTACGACCTACAGCTCTACAACCAGATGAACGCCAGGCTGTTCGGTGGCCACCGCCGGAAAGGCGCCTCGGTTGTTCACCACATCCTCGCACGCAACACGATCGACGAGGTCTTGCTATGGGAAAAGCTCCACCCGAAACAGAAGACCCAGCAGGATCTCAAAGACCGGATCAAGGCTTACCGGGAGTCGAAGTAATGAACGATCGCAACCCTTTTGAGTCTCTCATTCTCCTTGCCAGCCTGCTTACCGGGCTCATCGGAACGGCGATTACTGCGCTCCTGTACCTGGTCGTAGCCGTCGCTGCTTTCGGAGTCTGGAAACTCTTTACCGGGTAGCCTTGTATTCGTCTTCCTGCTCAGGGAGGACGCGCCCGAGATCTTGTCTCAAGGACGTGAAGAACGCTTTGCGTGCATACCCGAAAGCCGTAGTTTCCCTCCCACTCCGGGTGGACCGGTTAAACCAGGTAGAGAACGGGACATCGGTGCTCGTCAACATCCTAGCGAAAGTTCTCGCTTGGACCGTTGACGCCAAAGCCCCGAGATCCCCCTTGCGAAGCTGACCGATCTGGGAAGCCACCGCGAGCCCGGTCCCGGCGTCTCCACTATTCCATGCTCTCCGGGCGTAGGACTTGAACGCTTGCAAAGCCTTACGGTCCCTCGGGGTCAGAATCGTATTCCAGTAGGGAGACTCTTCGAGCTTCGAGATCGCTCGGTTCGCTCTTGAGGATTCCGGAAGCAGCCCACCTTTCGGGTGCTCCTTCATGCTATTCTGGATAACGTCGGAGATCAGCCCTTCCCGAAGGGCAAGCCGGGCTTCCGAATCCGACTCCACCCCTCCGACCTGTTTCATGAGCTGGACTACGCGGTCTTCAGCTCGCAGGTTTCGCAACGGCTCCCCAGATCGCTTCCCGAACGCCGCAGTCCTCCCTCCTCCTCGTGAAGGCTCTGCCGCGGAAGCTTGCTTGAGAACGTCTTCCGCGAAGCCTACCCGAGTGAGCCCCATGTCAAAGGCTTCCCGCATTGGCCCAGAGTTCAGATCCCGGAATTCTTTTGCAGTTTGCCTGGCCAGCGAGAGCTTTTGGTCCGTGGGGTAGAGCCACTTGAGCGCATCCGGGGCCTTCTCTTCCCAGGTATTGAGGACCTTGTACGGGTCATCCGAGGCCATTATCGAGGCGTCGAGATTCTTTCGAAGGACCCCCACGGTCTCCGTTTTGTTCTTGGATGGGACCTTTTCCACGATGTCCCGAAGAGATTTCTCGATAGCCGCCGGGTGCTCCGTGAAATAGTTCCCGAGCTGGGTAGGCGTGCCCCCCTGCGTCGAGTTGATCACCCGCAAGATGTCGGTCTTGTCGTAGTTGTCGTAATAGCTCTTAGCTAACCGGTTGCTCTTACGAGCCGCCGAGACGATCTCCGCGGCCTGATCCGGGGTTACCCCCTGCGGGTTCTCCAGAATCCTGCTAAGGGTGTCGTACAACTCCGAAGCTTTCGCCGGGTCTACCCCACTCTCCAGCTTCTTCGCCAAGGGGAGATCCCGCAACTGGCCTACCTGGCTACGAAGTTCCCGGACGACTTCCACCGGTTGCCCTTGGAGCGGGTCTAGTGCTTGAATCTTCTGATAGATCGGAGCCAGACCTTGTTCATTTGCAGCGACGTTTATCGCTCCTTCCGCCCCTTCCCCCGCAACCTCTCTTGGGACGGCGATTTTCTGCGCCGGGCCTATGTCGTACTTCGGCTGATACTTGTCGAGGAGCGGGTACAGATCCCTGTTGTAGGAATCCTGCATCAGTCCTTTCGCTTCCGCCAACCCTTGATCAACGGACTCTTGAAATTTGGCCCCGGTAACCGTAGGACTCGCTTTCGCAGGTTTCTTCTGAGAATACAGAGCTGAGAGCTTGTTCCGGAGGATTTCATCGGCCGAAGAAGGTCCGGTCTCTGGGATCGTGCCCTTCATGACCGAGCGAAGCTGCTCAAGCTGCTGAAAAGCGCGTTGCTGGGCTTCGTCGTCGAACTGCATCACCTGCCTGGTGAACTTATCGACGATCTTGTTATCGGTCTTCTGGTAGTTCATCAGGTCCGGGAGAGCGATACCCTCGTTCTCCTTGAGCCACTTCATGATCTCCTGAAGCTCGTTGGCGTCCTTGGTGGCCATCACCGAACCGAATTTGTCCGTCCCAGCCTTGGCCCCCCGGCGAAATAGAGCCTTGAGCCCCTTGGCCACGCCAAGACCGAGACCACCGGTAGCCGCCTCGATTCCCCCGGAAATGAGTGCGCGTTGCAAGTACTGTGCCGGCGTTTCCCGGGAGGTCCCGAGCAGCTTCTGAAGTCCTTCCCGCGCCCCCTCCCCGACAGTCGCCCCAACCGTAGCCCCGACGATGGGCCCACCGGGGCCGGTGAAAGGCGTCGTGGCCGCGGCAAGCGGGGCTCCGACCAAGGCTCCTACGGTCGCCGGACCGACCTCGCCGAGGAACTGCCCCACATCGCCCCGATCAAAACCTGGGGGGTTAAGCAGCAACGGGCTCTGACCTTGGCCTTGGCCTATCGCATACTGGCCCCCTCCAAGGTTGGCGATCTTCTGACCTGGGTACATTTCACCGAGGAGGTTCGGTACTTCCCCCGCATTCGGATCGGCGAGAAGCCCTAACTCGGTGCGTTGCAAAAAGGGCAACCCCTGAGACAGGTCAACTTGAGACGGATCCAGCCCGAACTGCTGGCCTATCTGTTGCCGCCAACGGTCCCGCTCCGTTAGGTTTTCGTCTACCGGAACTGATTCGATCGGGTTCTGTTTCCGGTATAACTCATATCTCCGAAGAAGCTCCGACTTTGTGGTTCCTTCAGGGACACCCGAAAGGATGGTTCCGTCTGGCATCTGAACTTGCATGGCGCTTAATCCGGGAGATCAGAGAAAGAAACGACCCCATTAGTCCCGGGCTGAGGCATCCCCCCAGACATGAACCCTACCCCCGGGGTACCAGAGTAACTGGGGGCCTGGTAGCTTTGAGAGGCTCCGGGAGCCGACTGGCTGGGCGTCCCCGAAGACCCGGTAACCCGAGCTACGACATCGCGTAAACCGTTGAGCGCCTCGATCGCCGCCGTGCTGTTGTTTATCCAGCTCCCACCTTCCAGGATTCTTCGGGCGTTCTTCACATCGTTGTCTGTGATTCTCGCCCCCTGGGCGCTTCCCTTCTGGTTCACGATCCAGTTCGCCGTCTCCATGACAGAAACCTGGAGCCGGAAATCAACCTTGGCCTGGGTCCCATACGCCGTCTTTTCGTTCCAGGCTTTCCGAGTCGGGTCGTCGGTCGGGATGCCGAAAGCGTCCAGCACAGAATTGCCGAAGGCGCCTACGGTTCTGATAACCGGGGCGGTAAACCCAACCGCTTCCGGATTGTCTTTCACGAGTCGAATCGTTTCGTCGATTCCTGCCAACACGGAGCTGGGGTCAGACGTAGCGGAACTGGCACCGCCTCTTCCCCCGGCCCCCGGTTGATCCAGCTTCATCCTCTCGGTCTTTGCCCGATAGGCGTTTATCTGGTTCGCGTTCTGAGTGTTCTGAGCCGTCATCAGCTCATACGGATTCGGTTGCTGTGCGCCGAGAGTGTTGAGGATCGAGTTGTTGATCTGACGCTGCCAAAGCTGATCGTGCATCGCCTGACGCTGCTTGGCCTCCCAATCGGACTGCGACTTGTCTGCGGCCAGGATCCCCTGCTGGGCCCCCGCGGCAATATTCGAGAGCGCCGGCTTCCCGGTTCCCCCTTGCGACAGGACCCCGAGCCCCATCTGCAGCCAGGGGTTCGAGGACATAGACTGCGAGACAGACCTCTGGGATGGGTCCAGGGTCATGTCCACCGGCGCCAGGGACGCCTGCATCAGGTTGGCCAGCTCCGGGGCCATAGGCTGCCGCACGGGGGCGGCCGTGGCTGCAGGGGGCTGTTGCAGAGATAAGGACGCCCGCGCCCCGGCCAGCCGGGACCCGATGTCCTTGGCATATTTTTCGGTCTTCGGCCCCCACTGCTTCACGTCAGGGCCGGCGTAGTGGTACTTCGCGATCGCTTCGACCGGATTGAGGTTCGGAAACGAGTCGATCGCCTTCCGGGCGTTCATCGCCGTCCACTCGGCACTCTGCGCCAAGTCGTTCGGGTTGATCCCCGCCGCCTCGTAGTTGCTCGGGATGATCTGGAAGTGCCCGGCAGCTTGGCTGCTCTCGTTCAGAAGATTCTTCCCGCGCCCAGATTCCTGCGCCCACAGGGCATCTAGGGTCCCGAGCGGAAGACCGTACTTCTTTTCAAGCTCGTAGAAGAGCTGCCAAGCGTCTTCTCTTCCGGCCATTAGTAGTACCACCCGTTATAGGAATACCCCTCCGTTGGGTTGTAGGCGTTGTAATTGTTTCCCTGATTCCCGAACTGATCGTAGAGACCATACCCGAGGGCGGCCCCGCCAATCGCCGCCTGCGTGTTCGACATCCCCGGGGCCTGGGCGCTCTGAGTTCCGGAGTTGCTCGTCACGTTCCCCGGCGCCAAGTATGGGTTCATGACGCTGTTGTAGTTCATGAGCTGTTGCCACGGCCAGTTGACCATCTCGGCATTCTGCTGGTTGTAGTAGTCGAGCTGGTTCTGGTCCGCCTGCTGTTGCGCGAAACCGTATCCGGCCATCTCCTGACCGAGGCCGGTGAGCGACTGCCCGGGGGTCAGGTTTGCGTTGTACGCTTGCGTCTGCAACCCCGGGAGGTACTGAAGCCCCATACCGTAAAGATTGTTCTGGGCATTAAGCTGGTTGGCTCCAAGCTCGCCTTGAATCTGGGCGGACCCTAGCCCGAGGTTTCCCTGCTGATTCGCCAGGTCCCCGTAGAGCTGGGCTGTGCCGAGACCAAGCTCTCCTCCGATCTGCCCGGCACCCAGGGCCGTGCTCAACGTGTTCCCGCGGTCTCCCACGTAGTTGGCCAAACCTTGAGCATACCCTTGGGACAGCATGTCGTTGATAAGCTGGCCCTGGGCGTCTGTGAGGCCCTGGGCCGCGATCCCTTCAGCTACCCCCGCCCTGGTCCCGCCGTAGGCTCCAGGCCCCGCGGAGCCGAGCTGAGCGTTAATATTCGGCATGGTCTCCTGGTTGAACTGCCGCTGGAGCATGTCAACCCCGCTCTGGACTGAGTCCAAGAGCGCTGGGTTGTTGTAGGGGTCAAATGACGCGCCGACCTGGTTGATCTGGTTCGCGAGTTGCGGATTCCACCCACTGCCGAACTGGGAGTAGTTCAAACCCCCCAGACCGTACGCTTGGTTGAACCCGGGTTGGTTCGGCGCACCTACCGCGGTGTCATAGGCCCCCTGCATCGGAGCATTCCAGTACCCCTGCCCGGACATGAGCCAGTTGTACTGATTGTTGAGGTTATTGGCTGTCCCGCCCATGTTTTGGGCATAGGCGAGCGACGGGTCGTACTGGGCCGACAAACCTTCGAGCGCGGTTTGCCACCCCTGCTTCGTGGTGTCGTTGATCCCGGCTGGCGCGAAAATGCTGCTCGACTCGTAAGGCCTATTCAGCAAACTGCTCGCCGAGCTGGCGATGGCGTAAGGATCGTAATAATCAGCCATATCAGGCTCCGTGCTGTGCGGCTAAGTCGGCTAGGATACCGAGACCAGGGCTCTGGTTGAGGTACGCCGCCAAGGACGTATCCGGAGGCGCCCCGTTCCCCCACCCCGGGACCGTCCCGAAGGTGCCATTGGCGACCGCGGGGATGCTTTGCACCTGGTTGTAGGACCCCTGAAGTTTGTTGGCCCAGTCCAGATAGGCCGCGAGATCAGCGTCCGCCCCCTGGCTGTCCTGACCAGACGGAGCCTGCTCCCGGGTCGTAGAAGCCCCCGGCTCCGCGCTGGTGATTCCTTCCCCGCGCCATAGGTTCTGCGGGTCCACCACGTTCTGCCCAGAATAAAACGGGTTGTTGGTCAACAAGGATGGCGAGAACCCCACATTGGTTCGGAACAGGTTTCCGAGGACCCCGTTGTTCCCCTGACCAAGGATGTTGTTCACCAGGTCCTGGCCCTGAAGAAACTGGGTCTGGCCACTGACCGGGTTCACCCCGGCGGCCAGCGCTTGGCCCCAGTTGAGCGCGTCCGCGGTGTACTGGGGGAGGTACTGATCCGGGTTCCACGTCTGGCCAGACCACAGGTAAGGTTTCTGCTCGCTAGACCAGGTGGGGGTGCTGCTCCCCTGGCTGTTGGAAGTCTGGGTTGTCGTGGCCTGGGAGTTATCCTCACTGTCGTTCAACAGGTAGCTCGCGGCCGCGCCAATCAGGGGCGCTACGAACTGAATCCAGCCGCAGAGATTCCCCTCTCCGGCTTCGTATCGTTCACACCGGGTCTCACGTTTCTTCTTCAGGGGAACCATCGTGCTTTCCTCTTAACGGGTCGCGCCGTAACCGGGTCTCATATTCGAATAAAGAAGCGCTTGAAGCTGGGCCATAGCCATCGGATTCGGTTGACCTCCAGGCACCTTAGGCTGCCCCTGCGGCATCCCCTGCGGCATCCCCTGCGGCATCTGCTGAGGCATCCCCTGCGGCATCTGCTGAGGCATCCCCTGCGGCATCTGCTGAGGCATCCCCTGCGGCATCTGCTGGGGCATCCCCATTTGGCCCATCGGGCGAGCGCCCATCGCCTGATTCTGGAATGGGTTGAAACCGCCAAACATATTCTGACCTTGATTCATCTCTTTTTCCTCAAAAGCCTTTTATCCAAAAATGGTACGCCGTTATCTCAATAGACCGACCGTAAATGGTTATGTTGTTAATAGCAGGATACCACACCGCCCCGGACACCATCGGGACGTACGTGTGTAACTGCAAGGTAACCGTATTGTCCTGGCCAGATGCGGGGAATACCCAGTTCGTTATCGCCCCCACAAACGTAGTCAAGGAGGTGCTATTCACGAAACCAAGGCGCAGGATGTCCCCTGCATGCGTCGTTGAACTAACGTATGCCGTGATACAAACGTAAAGTTCTACAACGGTGATGTGCCCGGCCACTGTCGGCTTGAGGTTCCCAGAACTGCTTACGGTTACGTTAAACCCGCCGGGCGTTACACTGAAATTCCCAGCACCCGGGGGGAGGTACGTTACCGTCGAAGCAGGTAAAGACTTAGACAGAGCCGCCCCTATGTACTGGATCCCCCCAAAGGCCTCGATCGTATGCCGCGGGAGAAGATACGCCAGGGCCGCCTGCACCGTGGCGTAGACGTAAGTCGGGGTGCCGGTGTAATCGTAGCTAATCGCGGTGCCAGGGTGGCACCCGGTAGCGGTACGCCCAGACAAGTCATTATGAGCCGGAGTTGCGGGATCCGTTGTGTCCGCGAGAGTCTCCCAATCGGAAGAGGCCCCTGGAGCGTCGGTTGTCTCGGCTACCGCGACATAGGCAACGTCCCCCACCCGCACAACGTCCATGGGGTAATGCGTGGTTCCATCCCAGGAGTCCCCACGCCATCGCATGCGGGGGTTTAGAACAAACTGGGACCCGCTGTATTCAACGACATTCGGATACTCGGGCGTGGTTCCGGAATCCACATCCGAGTGCTTCGCCCCCCAGAAGGCGTGCGGATCGAGTTCGCTGTCAAGCAGGTCTACTGCGTCCCCGAGCTGATTGAGGAGAGAGTTCACCAAGGCTCCCCAATCCTGGATCCGGCGAAACTCGTCAACTACCTGGCGCCTGGCGTCGTCCGAGCTGCTCGAACCGAGCGCCGGCAAATCGCGGACCTTATACTCCGTGATCGCCGAGTGGTAGCGATCGGTCATCGGTTACCGTCTCCCGGCCAAGACCGCCTCGAAGGACATCCCCCCAAGTCTCCAGCCCTTGGACTGCTGGGACGTAATCCTGATTGCGCAGGGTATCCCGGTGACGCGACAAACAAGCTTGCGGTCAACCCCCGGGGTAAAGGTCTTAGCTGGTGCATACGCCACCGCGCCCCCCGGGACCCACTGGTAGCCAATCTGGACCTGAACCGGCCCGCCCTCCATCTCGGGATAGACCGCTTTCATGGTGACACGCTGGTTGAGACCCGCGATCAAGAACCCGGTGCGCTCGGCGACACACGGCTTCGGCTGCCCTAGATGGTCCGTGTTCGTCTTGTCCGCCCTGCAAATCAGGGTAGCGTTTCCGAAGACAATCGTATCCTCGGAGGGCTCGATAGCCCCCTCCCCCCAGACCTCCTCGATCGTCGCCCACGTGCCCGTCACGGTGGCCCACGTGTCTCCCCCAGAAGGAGTCTCAGAGGTCGCTGAGAATGGCCCCCGGGTCATCGCCAAAGCGCTATACCGCTTCGTGGTCCAACCGTTGTGGACCAGGTCGTAGAGCAGGACCGAGCTGATCTGGGTCTCCCCGGCCTTCACGATCCCGATCCAGAGCTGCTCACGCTCTGGGAAGGCGACCACGTAAGTCCGGTCCCGGTACTCGTTACTGACGGTAAGAGCAAGGTTCTCCTTGACACGAAGGACCGTGAGGGACTGGGTCACCTGTCCGTCGAAGATTCTCAGGTCCCCGCGATCGACGAAGTAGCACCCGTTGCCTATGGTATCCATGCCCCACGGGGAATCACACCCATGGTCGGAGATCACCCGTTCGAACTGGAACACAAGAGGGACCCCGCCAACCGTCGCCGCGGTGGCGATGCACCGGTAGATTGAGTCGTTCTTGAAGATCAAGAGGTCGTTCCTGAGGATCTTGGCGTTGACCAGGTATCCGTCCGTGTCCCGCAACTGCACCGATCCAGCCAGGTTGTCCGCCGCCGTCTCCCACTCCTGGGGAACCTCCCCCTCTACCGCGGCGTCGGACCAGACCACCCGGTACTTGCTCCCCGCGGTCGAGCCGTCGTTTAGCCCGATACAAAACAAGTGGCTGCCGTAGGCAACGACAGGAGCACCGACCCAACCGGTCCCCCAGCCGGGAAGAGGCTCTAGCCGGCTGCTTCCCTCAGAGGGCCAATAGGTCGGCTCTCCGAGGGTACTGCTTACGATCAAGATCCCCTGAAAGTTCGTGAAAAAGACATCCCCATCTACGGTTACGTCCGTTCCACCTGTTTGTGCCTCGCCCCAGGAGATCGTCGCGTCCTCCCAGTTTCCGATGTCCGCGGTAGCTGTAGACCAAAGGGTGTCCGTCACCGCAGTCGAGCTAGGCGTTATGTCCCGCCAGGAGACCCCGTTGTAAGCGTAGACGCTTTCCCCGTCGGAGATCACTAACCACGTGTCCGTGACTCCCTCGAAAACGTACATGTACGTCGGGGTTACCGGGGGGACATCGGTTACCTGGGTATCTCCCCACGCAGAACGGATATCCCCGCTCTCGATGTCGATATTGTCAAGAACAGACCACTCCCCCGGCTGAAGCAGGGTGTCCTCAATATCCGTATTTAGAGCGAGCTTCCCGAAGTCACGAATCCGGATCGGATCCATCGATTATCAGCATCCAGGGTTGTTGAGGTTGTTGTTGTACTCGTTGCAAACCGTCGTGTAGAGAATGTCTCCTGCATTCGCCGCCGGTGCGGTATCGATCTCTGCCCACGTCGCCCGCTGCCACTGCGAAGAGGTAAGACCCGCCGCGGACTGGGCTTGCCGGTAATACATGGCCGAGGAACTATCCGCCGTGTTGTGCCGAAACACGATGTTCAGCGCCACCCCAACCCCATCGTTGATCAACCTGATAACCGTTAGGTTGTAGGTCGCCCCGCCACCGGAAGCCCCCCACGGGAACGGGCAGTTCGACAACGAGGAAGCCGGGATCTGAACCCCCCAGTAGCGCCCCAGGAGGGCCGAGCCATTCTGAGTCCACCAGGCGTTGTTGAAGTCGTACGCGGCAACCGGGAGCTGGTCGATCGCATCCTTTTCTTCTAAGGCGGCTATCCTCGCCTCCCAGCTATTGATCTGCGCCGCCGTGGCAGTCACAGGAACCCCAGTCTCCAGCCCCGAGAACTGGTTCTTGAGCATCGCCTTTAGATTTTGAAAATTTTCGTTCCCCTCGGCAACCGGGTCCGACTCCACCGGCAGGGATACGTTCAGATCGGCGATATAGGTTGCGCTGTCAACGGCCATCGTTATGTTCTCCGCTTCTTGCCCTGTGGCACAGAGGCATAGAGCGACTGTGACCGCGGTTGAATCGACATCGCGTCCTCCCGGACCAGGCGGGAGAACGTCAAACCATACATTTTCTCGTACCGCTGTTGTTCACGGTCATCTTCCTTCGAGAAGATCGATACGTGAATCAGCGAGGCATAAAGGTAGAGGTCCGGCGCCCTGGTCAAAAGCCAGTTGCTTGACGTATCGGACAAGGACGGGATGCGCTGATAGTACCGATACGAGAAGTTCGTCACCGAGGGGGCGAAGAGGAGCTGCCGCCCGTCTATCGCGTAAAAGACCGGGTCGTCCGGCTCGCTTCCCCACATCAGCAGCTCTTCCGCAGGCCGCATGAAGAGGGTTTCCCCGCTTGGCCCCATCAGCCGATCCATCTCCAGATAGTCATCCGGGAGCGTGTAGTCGGAGAACGGCGTTCCCGTGTCCGGTTCCACTCGGGTGGTTATCCCTTCCCGCAGCCGGACCTCCCCGTTGATCCTGGCTTCGGCGAGCCCGACTATCGTGTCAATAACCCCGACGAGATTGGTCTCCGTCGAGAGATCCGGCCAGTCCAGAATCGCCTGTTTCAGGGAGGCGTAGTCGGTGATCATTTCTTCCTCTTCCGAGCCTTCCCGGCCTTCCGCATAGCGATCGCGATTGCCTGCTTCTGCGGTTTCCCGGCGTGCATCTCCTGGCGGATGTTCTCCGAGATCACCTTCTTGCTAGACCCTTTCTTGAGCGGCATCAGCTTCTCCGTGCCGGCGCCCCAGGGTTCCAGGGCACCGGCCTGTTGCCTTACGGCGCTACGGCGTCCTCGCACAGGAACTTGACGGCGATCCCGCCGTCACTCAGGCCCTTGTACTCTACGGACCAGGTTTGCCCGGTATAGACAACCCCGCCATCAAGGACCGTGCAGTCCACGGCGAGATCGGCGTCGGTGATCGTGGTCACCTGACCAGGAGTCATCGAGAAGTCCAGCTCCTCGGTCCCCCAGAAACGCTTCTTGGCGCGAGCGGTGACCCCGGTTGGCGTCACGGAAAGGTTCACCGCGGCATCGTAGGTGCCGAAGTCCTGGCCCACGGCGTACGGAACGCGGATCCTACCAGGAAAGTTCGAGTCCACGTCACCATCCAGACCGATGACCTGGGCGAGCACAACCGGCGCACACAGCACCAGAACTAGCGACAACATCAGTTTCTTCATCAGCTTCACAGCCTCATTGCGTTGGAGCCCCACCAGCCCTTTCGGGCGGTTCGAGATGAGGCAACTCTAGGCGGGGCGTAGAGTCGAGCTGCCTCTGCGTGATCACTTCTTCCTGGCCAACCCGGCGTTTGCCCAGAACATCGCTTCCTCTACCTTCGTTATCGCGGTGCTCTGTTCTCTTCCTGGCGGAAGGGCCTCGGCGATGTAAAGAGCCAGAGCCTTGCAAGCGGCTCTCATCTGTTCGTGCTCTTCTTTCCTACCAGGAGCTGTCGGGGCATGATACCCAAAGTCCCACTCGATACGGTCTTTCATCGTATTTGCCTCATGTTGTTTCAAGAAATCGCCTTCTCCTTGACGAAGTACCCGACCAGGAACGAGAGCAGAGTGGCGATCGCCGCCGCCACGTCCGGGCTAATGTCTACCCCAATCTGGGAGAGAACCGCGATAATCAACGTAGTCAACACGCCACCGAGGCCCGCTCCAGCCATCTTTCGGGAAGGAGCCTGCGTAGGCTGAGATACCAGGTAGCTCATTTCTGTTCTCCGAAAATTCGGTCTTCGATCCGCTCCACCTTTCGCTCAAGGATATCGCATCGCCGGCTCTTTTCGTGCAATTCCACTGAAAGCGCGGACAGGTTCCGGCATCCTTCGTCAACTTTCGCTGAGAGACTGTCAACGAGGTCCCTGAGTCTGGCCAATCGATCCATGTTGTCCTCTGCCATAGCGTATACCCGCTCAATCCTGCGCTCACTAGCAGAAACAGCGTTGATAACTGCAATGACAACACCCGCAGCGGTAAAAAGGATAACCAGCGCATTCAGTATCCAACCGTGATTTGATTTCTCAGGCATGCCATTGTTTGAATTCTCGTTTTAGTTATTCGACTGGTGGATTCCATTAGTTGTAATCTACAGAGCATTTGTTACCGGGATGTCCTGGTCCCCGATGTCTGCAGACTCCGAGCAATCGAGAATCGACCCATTGGCGCCGCCATCGCTGTCGTAGCGCCAACGAACCTCGTCTCCTGCTTGAAGCGTCTGGTCAGGAGTTACTGTCCACACGGTGCCGTCGCCTGGGGGATCGTCCTCAGCAGCCGCGGTTACCTCAGTCCAGGCCCCTCCGTTCACTTGGATCTCGATCCCGGTCAGACCCGGGCCAGGGATATCAACGCACTTGGTGAACGTGATCTGAACTGCGTCTACGGCGGTAGCCTGACCGAACGCTGCCATAGCCGGGGCCAACTGCCCGCCAAAGGCATAGGCATTGCCCGGACCCTTGACGCAAAAGGATCCTGAACGCTGGAAAAAAGGGCCTGAAAAGGCCCTTGTCCGTAAGTGAACCAGCGGGGAGAAGAACCGCTTACAACGCTTCATGATCAAGCGACCTTAGTTCGTTGTGACCGTCCAGCCCTTGCCTTCCAAGCTGAGTTTAGCCGCGGCTCCCGCGACTCCCGGCGCCGCGTTCGTCCCCCCGTCCAAGTCCAGGGTGCCGTTCTCCGCCCCCGACGTGTCAACCGACACCAGGATGTTGTCAACCCCAGTTTCGTCCAATGCACACCCGAAAAACGCATTCGTGTAATCGGTAGCAACACAGGAGTCGAACATCCCGGCGGGAAACGTCGTCAAGGGGTTCCCATACCATGCGTAGGAAAAGTCAGTACCTGAGCTTAGATCTATCGCCGGGAAAGCGGTTAACTGATTCCCATACCACGCATAGGTGAAACTCTCCCCTGAGCTAAGATCTATGTCCGGGAAACTGGTCAAAGCGTTTGCCCGCCACGCGAAACCGAAATCCGTAGCTAACGGGAAATCTATGGCCGGGAAACTGGTCAAAGCGTTGTCGTACCACGCGGCGTACACGATAACAGCGGAACTGAAATCCAAAGTGCTGGGGAAAGAGGTTAGACCATTCCCCCGCCACGTTTGGGTGAAATTTGTTCCTGAGCTGATATCTATGGTACCGGGGAAAGAGGTTAGACCATTATCCCGCCACGCACTGGTGAAATTCTCTACACCAGAGGTTATCGGTCCGCCGGATACCGATACATTGTTGGCCGCCCCATAAAACGAATTCTGGAAACTGAGAGTCCCTATATCTCTCAGCACAATCCCTTGTATCTTGGCTACGTCTCCCCCGTTATTGAAATTGATTCTGGGGAACGATCCGTTGATAACTATTTCATAGACACCGGCCGCGGCGTAGGTGTGTGCGAGATCCGCGTCGTTGTACGCGGATATCACCGAAAGAGCACTTCCGTCCCCCCAGTCTATCGTCGCGTTATAGGTCCCCACATCGGCGGCGAGAATAGTGAAATCCTCGTCTTCCCCGGTGGTCTCGATTTGGAGTTGCATCCCTGCCCCACCATAGGCGTCCGCGCAACAGTCCTGCCCCGCCCCTACCGGGCTGGCCTTCCACGAAGCATACCCTCGCGCCCAAGCCAGGGCATCCTCATTTCCAGACTCGTGTGGATTGCCGGTACTCAACCCGCCGTCCGCCGCCCACTTCCGACCCTCGCAGTAAGCTCTGGTCTCATTGACCAAGGACTGAGAAGTCGTCGGAGCCCCGTTGCAGATTTTTCCACTCACAGCTTCACCTCGCGGGTCTTAAGCTTGCAAAAATCACGATCCTGGGAAAGCTTGACAAGCTCGCTCGCTTCCGGCGGCCGTCCGAGCTTCCGATGCAGCATGTCGTACACCTCGATCGGAACCGAGCAGACATGGTGGAACTCTACGCCATCTTGGGAAAACCGTCTTGGGGCTTCTGATCGGGCGAGATGGTTGCGAGCCAGGATCTCCTGCGTACCCTTGTACCGGGTACGCAACGTGAAGCCCTGTGGATCCGGGCGGATCCACTGGGTCATCACGTCGTCCTCATCAAAGAGGCGCTCAGACACGGCCTTACGCCGTCATCGCGGCCGTGTGATCGATATCGAAGATACCGCCCGACCCCATCTCCTCCTTGAAGCACAGGCTGTAGTCAACCAGAAGCAGCTTCTTGCTGGCATCGCCAGTCTTCGCTACGTCGATCGTACGGAAAGACCGCAGGTAGAGGACAGACCACAGGCTCATGTCGAGCACAAACACGTCGCGATGACGCGGAGCCGATCCCGTGTGCCCCTGGAACCGGTTGGGGACGATCTTCAGGGCGCCGAAGTCACTGATGTAGACATCGATGGAGCCCTGGGCCACGGCACCGCCGTCGCCCTTCTTCTGGCCGACATCGGCGAACAGAGCGGCAACCCGCGCACTCGACGTGTAGAGGTAGGTCGAGATCACGGTCTTCATAGCCGGCGAGACCATGATCATGCTCGGCTCGCCGCCGTTGGTGTAGCAGTTCTCGATGCAGGAACGCAGAAGCGTCTCCGTGAGCGCCCGCACGGTGCCGTCAGTAGCCACAGTCGGGATGTAGGTCTCGGAGCCCGAGGGCTCGTGCAAAACGCCACCATTGGTCCCGTCAGCCGCCACCAGGGCCGTCTGGACCTCGGCCCCGAGCAGGTTATCCGCTGCCGCGAGCTGGGTGTTGTCCCCACGGAAACAGGCACGCAGGCCACCGAGCAACGAGGCGGTATCGCCATCTGAGTCGGCCAAGGCCCCCTGGTTACCGGTGAGAATGGCCTCCATGTCGCGCTTCAGCGCCTTGGAGACTTTTGCGAGCTGGTAGGCCAACTCGGAAGAGCGCCCGGCCTTGGTTACGGCCTCGTTGCGCCCGGTGCTGATGATCTGCTTGCGGGAGATCTGGTTGATGTTTCCAACCCGGCGGGCGGCCGCGGATTCGTCGGCACCGATGTCGGCCCCGTCCTTTGCCGCGTTACTGGGATTCGGCGCGGCCAGGGCATCCTGTTGCCAGGAAGTGTACACGTCCTTGCTTTTGCCCTTACCGATACCGGACATAAACGGCGTCTGGGTCGGGGCGATGTTATAGATAACATCCATGAAGTCTTCACGGACATTGTCACCGGATCGATCAAGCATCGTGTCACCGGCACCGGCCAGATCGATTCTCTGGAAATAGTCTTGTGGAGCTGCCATTGTCTTTTACTCTCGTAGAACGCCCAACTGCTGAAAGGCGATAGCCGCAGATTCCACCGATCCGTCTGCCCGTACTTGGTCAAGGCTTTTCTGGATCTTCTGCTTCCGGCCACCACCGCTTGTTTTCGGCGTTCCTCCGGCGGGCATCTTCCCGACAGGCTGCACTCGTTTCGCTTGCGAAACACGAGCCATCAGCTTGTCGAACTTCGCCGCCTTGTTCAGCGTATGCAACAGATACGGGTCTACCAGATTGCCCACCACTTGCGGAGGCATCCGGACCTTGTTCACCAGGTAATCACGGAGTTCCGCGGACCCCTTCGAAAAGGATTCCTCGTCCTTCCATCCTTCTAACTGGGCCAGCTCTTTCGCACCAACCTCGCTCAGTTGGCGAAGTTGCTCCCCCTGGGCACGGGTGAACTCATTCACCCGATTCGAGAATCCTTGAAGGATCTGCGCCCGGCGACCGCGGACCTGCTGGACCTCCCGCTGGAAGTCCTGTTGTCTCGCAGCGAATTCCGCTGGGTCCGTTTCACGTAGCCCGTTCCAGTCCATCGCCTGATACTTCTGGACAATGGCCTGCTCATCGGAGAGCAGAATCTGGTTTGCAACGGCAACGTGTTGCTGGTGTTCCTGGATCTGTTGCTTCTGGGCCTCTTCCCAGGCTTGACGCTGTTGGAGAAACGCTTCGTTTTGCCGAGTAAAGTGCTGCCGCAGTTGGTAACCCGTCCGCAAGTCTACCAAGGGTGTCAGACCCTCCTCCCCGTCCACCTTGGTTCGAACCTTCAAGGTCCCTTGATCGTTTACAAGGTCCTTGGGATCCACACCAAGATGCTTGGCAAAGGCGCCTAAGTCCAGGTCGTCTTGCGCGGTGTCGTCTACGTCGTCTGAAGAAGGGGCATCGGCAGGCTCCCCCTCCTCTTCGCTCGCGAGACCAAGCTCTCTGAGCGTGGCCACGTCAAGCTCTGGATACTCGTCCCCGGGGTCGTCTGAGGAAAGCTTGCCAGGAGACCCCGAAGTTTCCCGGGGGCGAGTATCCGGAGCCCGCCCAGAAGAATCCTCCTGGCGAACACCCGAAGAGTTCAGGTCGTTTAACGCGCCATCGACTCCATGCTTCTCAATGAAGCCCTCCATTGTGGTCACGTTATCTGTCTTTTGTGCTGATTCCCCGGCCATACCATCACCTTACATAAAGTTATGAAAACGTCAACTATTTGTCTGGAATTCTTGCGAATCCATCCGCCTTCTTGCTTCGCAATTCCGCAAGCTTCTTTTCCTCGGCGAGCGCATCTATCCGGCCCCGGATGTTCCGTACTGCGTCAAGCAAAACCTTCGCGTCGAACAAAAGATCCCGGTTTCCTACTGGGCAATCGTGAATAGCCTTGAGCGAAATTGCCTCAAGATGATTCACCACCCGCACGAACACGGGGTTCGATCGGAGTGCATCCGCCGCCACCGCGAGCCGAAGCCGTTCGTCCTCGTCCTCTACCGTGAAGGTATCGAGCCACTCGGAGAACGAAGCCGGCGCCCGGCGCAAGGGGTCTTTGATGTCCATCAGTCATCGTCTCCAGTTTCTTGTTTCTGCTGGGCCGCTTTCGCCTTGATTCCTTCAGAGATCAGAGTCCCGCTTATCCCGGCTGCCATCTTGGCGTCCTCGATCCCCTCCTTCGACGCCAGCTCGGCCCACTTCAACCGCATCTCCTCCATGAACTTGGCCATATCCTGATGAAGCTTCTGCATTTCCTGCCGAGCCTTCTGCGAAGCCTCCTGCTGCTTGAGTATCGCCTGCTGAACCTGGGATTTGGCTTTGCTGTCGGTCTCGTAACGCTTCGTCTCAGCTCGTGTCTGTTCGATCTGCTGTTGGGCCTGGAGTAAGGCTTGCTGCTGGGCCTGCTGGGCCTGCTGTTGCGCCTGGGCCTGCTGGGCCTGCTGTTGCTCTTGATGCTGGCGCATCTGATGCGCCCGCATGGCTTCTTCCGCCCGCTTCGGGTTCTTGGCGACATTCTCCGGATCCAAGAGCGCCGGGCTCAGAATAAAGTCGTCCGGATCCCCGAGCCCCTGCACCCGGATCAGCTCAGAGAGCGTGTGGTTGATCCTCTCGGCGCTCACCAGCGGCCCCAGGAACCCACCTTGCGCAAGCTCCTTCTGGATCCCGAGAATCATCCCCAGACCTTGGGTTTTCTTGATCCGGTCCCCGGTGCCAAGCCCGACTACGATCGTCGTGTTGGTGCGCTCAATCCAGTTCCCCGGATTTACCTGGGCCCACTTGTTCCTAAGCTGAACCAGCTCCGTTCGCGGCATGTGCCTGAGCATCAGGTTCCGAAGCTTCAGGAACATGCTCCGGACACCAGTCTCGGCGAAGACCCTGATGATGAGCCCAACCAGCTCCTCCTTCATCGAGATCACCCGCTCCACCGCGGAGTTCATTGACTCCTCTGGCATCAGGTCCACAATACTTTGGGCGTTCGGATCGGCCCCAGTCCTTTCCGCTCGGACCTTATCGTAGTACCGAAGAAGCATGTCGGAAGTCCTGGAGATGTCGGGGGACGGCATCTCCTCCACCGCGCCGATCTGCTCCATCCGGTAAAGTCCCCCCGGCTGTATCGTCAGTAGATCGGTCAGATTGGCTTGCCCAATCAAGACCTTCTTGCGGGGGTTGTTCTGGAGGTCGAGGTTGTCCGTAAGCTTGCGGAGGACATCAGTCTTCTGATCGGTCAACTCCTTGAGCTTGTCGTACAAGGAGTAGCCGTAGAACTTGTGACCGGCTATGAATGGGGAGCTTGCGCTGAACGGGTTCTCTGGGACCTCGTAATAGTCGAGAAGAACGTCGCCTTCCTCGCCCCCGAGGATAACCAGAAGCTTCTCCTCGTAGCCGTCGCCGTCCGTGTCCAAGGTCATGTAAACCCGGCTGACCTCCAGCATGTCCTGCGACGGGTCCCCCGTCTCGTTACGCTCTCCCCCGAGGGAGTTCGCTGTACGTTCTATGTCCTCCCTGGCGTATCGGACTGAATTATTGATCTGTGAATAACTCGACTCGGAAACTGGAATCTCGTCAATCAAGTCCTCGTCGTAACCGTAGGCGTACAGCTCAGACCTGGTCTTGTTCATGGTGTAACAGCACCAGCGGCAGTCGTCGAGGTCCAGGCTGTCGTGGTTGAACCGAACCTTGAACATCTCCGGAACGCAGTTCTCGACAACCGGCGCCCCGTTGGGGGTGAACCGGCGTATCTTCACGTCGTAAAGCGTCTGGGTAACCGGGACAAGGGTCTCGGGATTTACGGGGTCCGGTTGCATCAGAATGGACCCGGTGATCGGATCGGATACCGGCTCAGTGCGTTCCTCGGATGAGATAAGCCGGACTTCAGACCCGTCATCCGGGACCATCAGGTTCGCGAGTCCGACCTCCGTGACGTTCTCATATTCCTCAAGCTGATTCGTTATCCCTTCGTCCCAGTAGGTGCAAAAAATCGAGTTCTTCAGAAGCAGCGCGTCCTTGATGTGGACGTAGAGCTTCAAGAAACCCTTGCACTTCTTCATGAACGTATGATGCACGTAATCCGATTCGAGTGCGGCCTGGTCCTCGTCTTCCGGATGCACCGGATCGAATCGCACGACATCGGGAGACTCGACCAGCGGCTTGAGAACGGCAGGAAGAATCCATTCGATGGTATCGGATACGTCAGAAGACTTTGCGTCCGAGGTATTCACCCCATCCGGCCCGGGGGCTTCCACCTTGTAATAGGCGTAAGCGCCTTCCCAATTCTCCTGCAGATCATCCTCCTGCATGAAGAGGTTGGTACGCAGCTCGGCCACCGCCGCCTGGTGGACCTCATCCCGAGTCAAAGGCTTCTTATCCGCAAACTCGATTTTGCTCATCTTATTTCCAGCTACCGTCGTCTCGGGTAAGGTAACACATTGTCAGACCAGGAAGCCTCTATGGCCTCCCGAGACGGCCCCCGCCGCCTTCCCTGTTGGTTGATATCGGCATCGGCCACCCGTGCCGCCCGCGCCGCGATGTTGTCTCTGACCGTTGGCGCTCTGTCATCACGCACCGTCGAGGCCATGACCACGGAGTCCGCTCGGTCGGGGCTTCGCCCCAGAAGCTTCGTCACGTCTTCTTTCCGAAGGACGTGGATCTTACCCCCCTGCTCAACCCATGTGTGAACCGTCAGCTCCTCAAGGAGCTTGTCATCCGGGGGAAGGGCTATCCGTTCAGGAGATGTCGGGTCGAGCTGCTCACGGAGCTTCCAATAGCTCTGTGAACGCAGGTTGAGAAACTCGTACCGGCCGGACCTGTCCCGAAGCCAGGCTTTCTCCGAGCCGACATATCCCTTGAGGAGACCCTGGCTATGCAGGGCCGTCGTGTTGCGGAGGTGATCGTAGGCGGAAGCCCCCACGCCGTTGGCGTCGATAACGGCGACCGCCTGACCCCGGTGCGCCTCGATCACCCGCGCCGCCACAGAGGCCCCGTTAAGCGTCTGTACGCTCGGTATCTCCTTCAAGGTGTCGTAGAAGAAGTGATGCCTGGGGGCCATGATCGTGGCGTCCCCACCGCCTCGCGACACGTCCACCCCAATCGCCGTCATCTCGTTCGGGGCTGCAGTCGGATGAGGAAACGTTTTGTTCAAGCTCTCCCAGTAGATCATCGCTTCCCGGACCCACTCGGTCGGGAAGAGCTGCGTCGGCTTATCGGAGAGGGAAACGGAGAAATCGCCGTAGAGCAGGGCCGACCTGAGAGGCTCTGGAAGCTTCTGTAGCGTGGCCACGTAGTCGGTGCCAGCGAGGTACGGGTTGTCCGTCACCATAGCCGGCACGAAGGTCCTGGAGCGCGGCTTGATGATCTCGAAGTACTCCGGGTCCGGATGCCCTCTCGGGTAATGAGCGAATGGGATTCCGTTCGGCCATTCCTCCTCGTTCCCGTCGATGGTCACGAACCAACGAAGCTCCCCCGGCTCGGCCCGACCTTTGCCAAGAGGATCCCGGTAGAGTGGGTCCAGCCAAGGGGCGTATCGGCGGATGATCCAAATCCCGTTGGACGCCCCACCGCGCATGGTAGAGGGTGTTGGGGGGTTAGCCGCAAGGATGATCCGACACCGCTGCTTGGGGTTGATGGAACGATTCCATGTGGATAGATAGTCGAGTATGTATTCGGCGATCTGGGTGACTTCGTCGAACGCCAGGAGATCGTGCGGGATTCCCTGGTGACGTTCCTCGTCCCCAGGGTTGGGTACCCCGCCGAATTCAAGCAGATGGTCCTCGACTCCAGTGAGCTTCGGAGGTATCCGCCACTGGCCGTCTTGTCTGTTGAGCCCATCCCGGGAGCCGATGACCCGCGCAACGTCGTCGATGAACCCACGCAGCTGCGTGGACTCCTTACGGATGACCAGGGTGCGCTGATGCCTCGTGAGCGCCAAACCAATGATAAGCCCGGACTTCCCGCCCCCGGCCGCGCCACCGTAAAACAGCTCGTCAGCCTCCGAGTAATACGCCAGAGACTGGGGCCCGGGGTTCGGCGCCCATAGCGCGTACCCTGAGCTTGCGATCAGGTCCTCAAGCTGGCCCCTCTCCTCGTCCGAGAGATTCTTGATTTCCTGTACCGCGAGCTGAGTCATACTCGGGTGTAGCCGCCCTCTAACGCCTCAGCCGGCGAAAACGACTGGTATCCATCGGCGTAGACAACGAAGTAGCCGCCTGCTTTCGGATCATGCTTGGTCACGTACTCCTCGGAAACCTCGAACGGACCATAACCAGGATCCTCCGGCGTGATCGTCGCGCCGTTCCCCCTGCTCTCGATACTCTGTATCTTCAGCGCCCATACTTGCTTATGGCACTGGTATCTCGGCATCTCTTTATCCACACTCATAATTCGTTCACGGCCTCTGGGTGTTCGATTTAGATGACTCGTTTAGCTTTCTCGGTTCTCTCGCACAGTTTCACTCGCTCGCGCTTGAATTATTCTTTCATGCCGGTTGTCTCGATCCTCGTGCTTGTTTCTGACAATCTCGGTTGTCTCGTTCGCGCTACGGGAGTCTGTCAATGACTCTTACTCATTCGAACACTATCCCGAACGTTTCCCCGGTTTCGCAATCCTTCCACGTAACATTAACCGGTTTCGTGATTATTCCCCCATCCTCATACTCCGCACCGTCCGGAGGGCATCCCCTCACCGACACCATGTCATGCCCGAGTTGGATTCGCTCGTTAATCCAAGCGTCCAACTCACGTTTGTTCGCAATCTTTAGAATCATGTTTTCTCACATCGTGGGTTCGTTCGAGTCTTACTGGTCTTTCGGTCCGTCTGACTCATTTACTATTCTTGGTTCTATCCGAGTCGGTAATTCGCTCGTGTTAATTGATTCTGTCCGGATTCAGTGTCTCGATCCCCTTGTGCGACTCTCTTCTGGATAATGCCTCGATCATCTCATGTGATTCTGTCTTAACCGATAACTCGCTTCATTACCTTGTTTCAGACGGTCGAATTGCGCTCTCTCCAAGTTCGTGGTTCTGTCTCTTTGGATGGCTCATTCCGAGGAGTTGGTTCTGTCGGCGGTGTCTGGTTACTCACTCAGAATCGTTGCTTCCGTCAGCGGTGCTAGCTAAATGCTCTGCATAGTTCCTCGCGGAACATCTTCCCCGATATCGAGAACAAGAGATGGCCAAGTATCGCCCGACGGCTTGGTGCTCTTCCAATCGTCAATTACGTAGGGCTGACCCTCTCCAGACTCCATCGCGATCGCGAAGTCATCCTGAGACCTCCCTCGGATACAAGCCTCTTCCGCTTTATCGAACAGGGCCGCGATATGCTCCACCAGATTCTCCGGCGTTCCGTACCACCCCCAACCCATGCGCTTTCCGAGGAATACAGCGTCCCCAGTCGGGCGGTATACCAGATACATTCTGTTATTGGCCATTCTCTTTCTCCCATTCCATCAGCGTGGTAGTGGTGGGCTGCCCGCGTTGCGGCAACCGAGTGACCGATGCCAACTTCCTCTGACCTTGGTCAGTGAGCCCCGGGAGCTTGATCACGTTCGCCCCGAGGGAGGTCAACCTTTGCGCCAGCTCCTGGTCCGAGAGCCGGTCCCGCACGTCCTCGACCATGGCGTGGTCCACGGCCTTGAGATCGGGCAGCACCTTCTTGAGCAGGCCCATGTAGGTGTTGATCAGGAGCCCGTATCGCGAGATGTCCTCTTTCTCGAACGGGCGCCAGACCGTAGGGGTGATCTTCTTGCGGTCTCCCGGAAGGATTCTCGCCTCGGTTCCGTCAATCGGAAGCGCGTACTCCGGGCATGCGTTGATCCGCAGATGCTCCAGGAGATCGCCGACGTTGCGCATGATCTCCCTTCCCGCGACCTCGTTACGCTTCAGGGCGTTCTGACTCATTTTGAATTGTCCCAAGATGTCTGGTCCCAGACCTGCCTCCGGAAGTACTTCTTCATCGCATCCCAGTCTTGGCTCAGCACGTAAGCCCGGCCCCTTTTTACGCTCACATGCCCTGGCTCTGGGGCGTTCTCATCCCCCGGCTCAACAAGGGTTACCTGTAGCCCGTCAAAACCAGCCGTGGACAGCGACACCAGAGGGTTCTGACTCATCTACAAGTTACTCCGTCCGACCTCTTTGAAAATCCCCGGCCATCCACCCCTCACTAAGCTCCCCCGGGTCCAACCCCACCATCGCCTCGTAGCATTCCGGGTGCATCCAATCGCTCTGTGGCCCATCCTCGAAGATATAAGACCTGGCCCAGATCCCCGCGGTGCCAACGGGTATCAGCTCGTTGCACCAAGCGCACCAGTGAAGCTTCCTCGTCTTGACCTGGTGCGGCTCCGTCAGGCTCACGTAAAACACGACGTCAGTATCCCGGATTCCCAAGCAAGAAGCTAGCTTTCGCTCGGCTCTCTCGGCTCGAACAGCGCCTTCTCGATGGCGTTGATCGTAAACAAAGCGGCCTCCGTGTTTTCGTTTATAAGACCGGGACCTTTGTTCAACACTTCAACCAAGGAGAGGTCTATCGCCTCCGTCGCCCGCGGTGGCGGGGCCCATCCCGGGTCGTGCACCTTACCCAGCAAGTCGTCGAGGGCATAGACCACCTCCCGGTTCCGGTTGATCGCCAGGAGCAGCCTCTCGTGCAGGCGAACCAGCGGGAGTTGCGCTCGGTTGGCGTTCTGACCATTGTGGGGTGCGTCGTACGGGTCAATACCCGTTGCAAACCTTTCAGCGGCCCTTTTCGCTTCTTCATAATCTGGAATACCCATCTCTGTTTCCTCTTCAGTGTGTAGCACCAAAGCTAACCGATTGCTTCGGTGCCGTCAACCAGTTTGTCGCCGCCCCCTTCTTATGATTTTTGATATGGAATTCCAGATTTATGATTTTTGATATGAAGTTTCGTATGGTTTTTCGGATTCCTAGATTTTCTTAAGATTTTTCTGATTCCTAGATTTTCTTAAGATTTTTCTGATTCCTAGATTTTCTTAAGATTTTTCTGATTCCTAGATTTTGGGTGCGGGTGGGGGGCTTATGCTTCTACGGCGGTAGGGGGGTCCCCACCGTCGCCC